TATTGCCTGAGACCCGACTGGTTGAGTCGGTTCTACTTTCGTAGCAGCACCACCTGTGTCTCATCACCTTAACCAGCAGTTGCCAGTAAGTTTATTCAGTCACTCCCAAACCACCGTCGTGGCATACTATTTATTATAGCAGAAAAGGAACCCATTGACAAGCCCCTCTGCCTGTTCTTTGCCAAACTTTCCTGACAAATACCCTCCAACAGGGTCTAAACGTGTCATATATGCGTCAAAATCTCTATATGTCTCTGTTGCATCCAACCCAGATGGTTGTGCTTCTTCTATTATATGTTTATACCATAACAAATAAGTCTTGAACATCGGTAGGTAGTCGTCTACCTCTGATGCTTTACAGTATCTAACGTAGATGTTCTTGGAGAAATGATTACCCATCTCAAAGAACCGATACTCTTTCTCTGCCTTGGGTAGACTGTCTACCTCATACAGATAATTCTCTACTGGATGTTGAAAGTCGAATACAATGATTACCCGATTTTCGTTAAATCCCATAAGATCCATACCAAAACAGGGAAGGTTACTCCCAGTTTTAGGGTAAAGAATGTTATTATAAACGGAAGTAGTATCATCCCAGATGTCAACTTCCCTTGCTTTGATAAAGTGCTCATGTGTGTATACCTGTGCTGTAAGTCTTGTTCCTTTTTTACCTGTCCAGTCTGCCCAGATCGGTTGTCTTTGAAAGTCGGGAAAAGTTTCCCATAATACATCTCTGTAATTTTTCCAGAGGTTATTCATTCCCACCATATCCATCCTGTAATAATGTACTTATGATTTGTTTCACTTATCTCACCTCTATGTAGGTGTGTAAAACCTGCAGGGAATATCACTGTATTACCCTTCTTAGCTCTGGTCGTATATTGCTGATGATAGAACATTGTTCCACCATTAGGTACATCATTAAGATATGTCATAAAGACCATTGCTCTGTCGCTACATGCCTTTTGTGCAGCATCTATGTGCCACTTGTAATAACCTTCACCAGGTTTATACCATTGTATCACAGGCAAGTGTCTTAGTTCAAAAGTTCCACCGAACTCCATGAACCGATACTTTGAAATGTAGTCTTGTACAAATCTCCATAGTTGCTCATGGTAGTTTTCCCAAAGACTAAAAGGTGCACCGATCTTGTCAGCGTCACCTAGATAGAAATCTGTACTTGCTTTTACATTGCGGTTGAGACCCTTAGATGATATGCCTGGTTTGCATAGTCCAACTGATGATGCTCTTTTAAATACCTCAAGGTAATCATCACAAAGTTTTGGATCGAGTTGATACTCCTCGATGAAGTTCATACCACTTTGATATGAAGTTGACGAGTGTTATCTCCGATCTTACCCTCCAAGAAATAATTGAACGCTACCATGTAGCGGTTCTTATTTGTGTTGTTCACATCAGTCTGATGCATGAGGTGTGACGGGAAGAGAATTAAATCTCCCTTCTGTACATCAAATCCCCATCTATCAGCGTTAAAGATGTTACCATCAGTTGTGAGTGGTCTCACTGTACCAGTGGTATAAGTTGGTGATGTATGTGATTGACAGAACACTAATCCACCACTACCCTCTGGCACATCAAGATAAAGACCACCACTAAAGCATGAGTTGCTATGGTAGTGCTTAGGTGAATAGTTACCAGGTTTATGAAGGTTGATCCATGACTGTGAATGCTTAATCCTACAGTTGGCAAGTTTAAGCAACTCGAAACAGTACATGTTCATGTGCTGTTCGATAAGTTTTCTAATACCTTTAAAAGGTTCTGAGAGTAATATCTTTACGTCTTTACTTGTATATCCGCTATTATCTGGGTATGGTTCGTATGGTATAGTCTTCAGTACTGTATCTAAATCAGTTACCTCTACTGAGGTTTTGTATACTGGTGTAGAGAACAGTGGAATAATTTCATTGCTCATATTCGTGAGGTATATAATCAGGACATAATAAGGCACCCGCTAGGGCATTCGCAGATTTATTGTGTTGACAGAGTTTGTTCATCCAAATCCTTTCGCTTAATTCTACCGTCCCATCGGTAGATATCATCCTGCAACAGATATCCACTATTCGGTTCCTGTAATTTGTGCTTAACATGTTTAATAGCCTCTGGTAGGATTGCGTACTCACGTCTCTGTATGGCTTTCGTGAGTGATTTAATATCGTCATTGTGTAGGATGGGTACTTTAGACTGGATGATGATCTCACCACCATCGAGTTCTTCGTTTACGTAATGTACAGTAGCACCAGTTTCAGTTTCACCTGCGTCTATTGCTTGCTGTATTGCATGTAACCCCTTATACTTAGGTAAAAGTGAAGGGTGCACATTTATTATTCTACCACGAAATGCTTCAATAAAATCTTTTGTAACGATTCGCATCCAACCTGCTAATACTATCAGGTCTACATTCCATGCTTGAATAAGTCTGATCATGTTGATCTCGTCAGTCGACTCAATATAAGAATGAGGTATTCCGAACTTATCTGCCCTCTTTGCTGCTCCACACTTCTTTTTGTTATGGATCATTAACACAACTTCGTCAGATCTGCACGTTCGCACTATATTCTCGAAATTACTTCCATTTCCAGAACACAGTACGGCTAGTCTCATTTCTTTTTCTTTGGGTAGTATTGGAAACCTTCTGTCACTTCCTCAAGTTCAGTAATTCTAAAGGTAATCATCTTATCCCAAGGAGTATGTTGATCCATTAGAATTGCTGCCTTCTTTCCTTGTACTCTTTGAACACATCCAACATATCCTCGATATATTGAATTCTCGTCAATTACTTTAACTGTAGTGCCAGGTAAGATCATGTGTGTGGGTTGTACCTACGAAGTATATAAAGGGCAAGTGCAACTCCAATGGCGACTGAACCGCCAACGATTAGTATTAATGGCATTGTGATTATTTAGGTAATTGGTCTATCATTTTGCGTACATTTTCTTTCAATGTGTCATAAAACTGGGGTCCTATGTCAGAGGGTGGCATACCTAACATGGTTGCTGCCTGTTTGACTTGCTGAACTAACTGTTTAGCGTCAGGATCCTCAGATAATGTAACACGCATGTACATAGTCTGCTGTACATTTATGAGTTCCAACATCTTCTGAAGTTGATCACGTTTCTCATCCACACTGAGTATAAGTCCCATGCGATTGATCTCAAGATACAGTTCTTGCATCTTTTCGAGTTCTTTCTGGACAATTTCAGATCTGAAGAATTTACTCATAAGTACTGTGCTTTTACTATTTGCTTATATTTACCCAAGTCCACACTCAGAAATGGGTCGTATTTCACTACCCTAGTCTTTAAGGGTGTCCAGACTATCTCCTCTTTGATTTGTTTATCAAACTGAGGGATGAACTGGAAGATCTTATTGAATATGGTAAGTGTCTCCAAACATATTCTACCACCTAAATGTGCTTTTAGCAAGGGTGGGTGTACTGATGTAACTTTGAAGAGATCATCGAACCTATTACACATCTCATGCAGTGTTGCCACATCCTCCTTGAAGTGATAACTCAGAGCCTGTTTGCGTTTGGTATACTCAGCATAATTCTTGGCACCTTCTCTGACTAGGGTTGCAGGATATACCTTATCCTCTGCGATTAAATTTGCTACAAAAAATTCGCGTAACTCGAAGTCCTTGAACTTCCTTGATAGTTTGACAAAAAAGAACTTATCTCTTCTTTGGTCAAAAGAAACCTGTGATGCCTTAGCATTTCCACCATATTGAAAATAGTCATAGGTGTTGGAAGTAAAATGAAGTTTCAGAGCAAGGTACATCTTGTAAACTTCAAAACCTGTCACAGTTTCAATAGACCTCTTGAGGTACGTTTCATAAAATTTAGACGTTGTGCCTCGTATTTTAATTTCTCTTTTAATGGTTTGGAGATAAGTTTATTAACTCCATCTAATTCTATATTCTTGTCTTCGCAAAACTGTACTACAGCTTCGATATAATTGAGACTACTATCTTTGACTATCTTTTCTATTTCTACTGAGAACTTCGCAGCAGTCATAAAATTTTCTTCAAAGACTTCATCTATCTTACCACTCGCCATATGCTTCTCGGTAGGCATCAATGTATCCTTTAAGTTTGCGAGCATACTTAAACTTGTCATAAATTTCAAATAATTGAGGTTCGCCTGTTTCGCAGGCGATAATGGTTACGAGCTTCTTGACCATAAGACCAGTTAGCTCTTGAAACATTATAGCATAAGCTGTCTCTTGTGCAAAGTAGTCATGTATCCATTCTTCACGTTTCGTCTTAGTTGATGTTTTGAAATCTATTATCGCAAGTTCTCCTTTATACTCAGCAATACAATCCACTCGACCTGCTAACTTTAACACCTTACTAGAAAGGGGTGCTTCGAGAGCATGTATATTGTTAATACTATCTAGGTGGGGTTTGATCTGGTAAAATAACCCCATGGATAGTGGGTCGTCTTTATACCTACTAATATCTTCGTTTTTAAGGTACAACTCCGCAAGTTTGTGGCACTTATTACCACGTGTTGTTGCACGTTTTGTTACCTTATTTGCTTCTTCCTCACCAACTCTATTTCTCCATTCCATGATAGACTTCTTTTTAGAATGTCCGATCACAGTTGTGACAGAAGGGTAGAAAGTATCCTCAACCTGATACCTCCTACCCTGTTTAGTTGTTGTTGCTTTTAACTCTGGAAAGTTATGTAAATTTAAGTGCTTAAAGTCCAAGGTTCATCTTACTAATCAAATACGATTTGACTAGACCAGATCTAACGATGTCATCAATTCCAAATTCGATACCCTCGAATTCTTCCATGTCATCAATAATCTTTTTAAAGTCCATGATACCAGTTTTTTCATGGGCTTTTGTCAAGTCAGTTTGTGCAGCGTCACCTGCAAATACAATCTTACTATTAACTCCTAGACGTGTAATGATGGAGTCTAGTTCGTGGAAGTTTAAGTTCTCTGATTCATCCACTAAGACTATACTGTTATCTATGGTAGTTCCACGAATGAAACTCGTAGACCAGAATGATATTGTGTCCTGTGCTTTAAGATTAGCATAGAGCATTTCAAATGATGGGTCATCAGGCATCTCGAACATGAACCTAACCATGTTCTTATATGGTATCTGATAAAGGTTTGCTTTATCCTCATGGTCGCCTGGTAGGAAACCAATCTCTCTCGTTGGTACTAACGATCTGACGATATACAACTTATCATAAGGTGTTTTCTCGTCTAGTATATCACGAAGTGCCAGATATATGGTAATAAATGACTTACCAGTACCAGCACATCCAAATAGGAATAAGTTTTTAGCTTTATCCCATGCATCAAACACCTTCTGTTGCGATTCAGTAAGAGGTTTGATGTCTAATAGATGTTCAGTTCCGATAGGTTTGCGTCTCATCTGTCTGGTGGATAAGTTAGCCAACGTTGGCTGTTTCTTGCTCTTTACGGGCATACTAGAGTTTGTCGAATTTAGCGTAAGGGTGATGCTTCTTCACGTTGTTCAAGCGATCCTTGAACCCCTGAGGAAGTTTATTCTGATAGTCACCTACCTCTGACACAGCAGATGCTACACCTGCTTGCCAGTTCTTCTCCCATTCGGGATTGGCAGTCCTCCACTCCTCATATTGAGAAATAGTCATATTGAGGTCTTGCTCCTCACCTGTTTCGTAATTTTTAACTGAATAAAGTGGCATTACCTGTACTCCCAATTCATTGCTTTACTACAGATAGGAAACTGTTGTTTGAAGATTTGACGTACCTCATGCACTATATCCATGTGTTCTTTTTGAGTTCCGTGAGCACTTCTTAACTCTATATAGTGGATCCATGACCGAACACTTCCTGTCATGTACAATCTCGTGGGTGTCGCTAACGGGAGAACAAATCTCGCACATTCCTTCGCAATACCCGAAGCGAGGAGTTCGTTGTAAAGATCCATCGCTTCAACAAAATGGAGAGCAATTTTGTATTGGAGGTCTTCCTTCTTGTTCTTCGGTACGTCATCTGTACTATTTTGTCTATTCTTTGTGTCCTGATGTCTAAGATCAGGTACAGGAATCTCTTCTGATAACAGGTTAGTGTCAGCATATCTTTGACTAAACTCTTGAAAAGTAAAAGAACGATGCCTTAATATTTGAGCACCAAGACCTCTAGTAGTCTCGATCTCTACTGTCATATGTGCTTGCTCAAAGACCGACCAATGACCGTGCTTTATGCAATATGCCAATAAACCATCCACCGTTGGGTTGTTTTGGTTCTTTGGGTTGCTCACTCTCGCCACGTACCCCATCGTTTTTTCTGCTTCTGGGGTTACGCTTATCAATTTTACTTTCATGTTTAATCATTTTAGCATACCATGTTTCTTGCTTGGTATACCAATCAGGGTGTTCTTTTGCTCTTTTTATTAATTTTTTTGCTGCTTTTTTGTCTTTCATGGTGAACTTTAAATCCGATCCATTCGTTGATAACGTAACTAGACCTAATTGGATATTGATTCCAAAAGAGCAAAAATGAACGCATCGTCTGAGTTTCCCCAGTGCGTTCGCTCTCTTTTAAAAGATCCAATAGTTCTATATCACTATTTATTTGTGTGATCATATAAAGCCTCAAACAAATTATCCGCTAAGTCGTCAATGTCTTGACCTTTAGGATCTGCTTCAAATAAGAAATCCTTTGGATTCTTTTTCTTCTCTTTAAAGAGATCATTTGCTTTTCGAGAGATATGTTTTGGTATCGAAATTTCCTGGAGAAATTGTTCCTCCGCAGAATCCGATTGATTTGAGGTGTTTTGATCCGATTTTGTCATAGTAACAGTCGAAAATGTCTACTTTATTACCCATCACTATATCGTAATGGTCGGAGTAATGTTCTTCTCCTTTTTTCATGTCTAGGTAATGAACTAAACATGCATTTGTTGGAAGTTTTTTATCATGTGCTTTAGATATCTCACATGCATTATGTAAGACGGTAACACGATATTTGTCTTTGAGATTAGCAACTTCCTCGTTACTCTCCCAAATCATGATCTATTTCCCCATTCGATTGAAGGGAATGCTTCAGATACTACTTGCTTAGTAATTCTATACTTTGCTTGTATATCCTTATTACAGGCACTTACTAAAAGGTTTGCTTCATCTTGATGAAGTCCTTCTAATAACTGTACAAAGAGTTGTTCTCTCTTCATTCCTTTAATAGAACTGTCTCCACCTTTGAAGAACCTGTATAGTCCACGATACTCATGTGTTAAACGAGTGTGTTCAGTACCTGCAGGTGCATCATTTGCTTTAAAAGGTACTTCTCCTTCTGGTAAAAGGAATTTTAATGTTTCATCAAAATTGATGATTAAAATTGCACGTAAGGCATCTTGATTATACTCTTGGAGTAAATCTACCTTCTCTGCTTTAGTTTTAGCAGAAGAAACCTTTTGAAGGATTTCTGTTATAAGTGCATCATTCGGTAATTTTCTTGGTGCCATATCAAGTCACTTTTTTAGTATTATATCACACTTCATCGTCATCGTCAACAAAATCCTCAGGATCTGCAAATCTAACAGCGAGAAGTTCTTCATTTACATAGGATCCCCCACCATCGAGGAACTCAGGATGTAAATTATCTAGTTGTCTCTTATATGTATGCTTCGCCACAGCCTCGTGATATTGCCACCCTATGACCCCTCCTAATAAGAGAGTTATAAACATTCCTACTCCAGAAAAGAAGAGTATTACGTTAATTTCCATCGGTTTCCTCCGTACGTATGTCAATCCTTATACGTACCCAACGGTTCAATAAACGAAAGGTACGATCAATGTTGCTTGGTCGTACCGCCCTCCTTCTCGGTAACATTAACTCTATACCCCTATTTAGAGCGAACTCGTCTGGACTTTTTATCCCTGTATTTTTCAGCATCACTAATAATTGATTTAAGGTATTTTCTGATTTTTCTTGCTTCGGATTTCTTCCAATTTGGATATGCTTCCTTAATATCAGAATGACCTCCTTCTATTATAAGATCGAGGTCGTCAAGTGTTATTTTGATGTTTTTGGCAGTTCCACACTCTAGGAAATCTGCCACGTCACGTTTTGTCAATTGGTTTTTGGTCAAATAGTCGTACATTTTGAAAGTATGCTTGTGTGCAAACATTGCGTCATTGACAACGTTTTCTACGAGATCAATGAGTACGTCTTCTTTATCCATCAGACCATGTTGTGTTCTTTGAGGTATTTAACAGTTTCTGTACATCCACCGAGTTTTACTCCGTTACAGATAACTTGAGGAAAAGTCGATCCTCCTCCAAATTCTTCATAAAAAGCATGGCGGTCAAAATGTTGATCTAACTTATATTCGACAAATTTAAACTTTGCCAAGTTTAGTATTTCGCATATTTTGGTGCAATAAGGGCATCCGTCCTTTGAGTATACGGTAAAGTTCATAGGAACGTGGTTAAGAAGGCATATCCAATTAACCAAGCACAGAGACCTCCTAGCACTTTATAATA